ATACCGAATAGCCCGCCGATGCTGCTTATAACACTGGTGATGCCGCCTGCGATCCCCCCGATTGCCCCTCCGGTGAGTTTGGCGATGCCGTTCAGCACGGGGGTAAGGACTGTCATGACGTCGTTGATTAACCCGAAGACAACCTTGAGGATGGGTTCAAGGGCTATCAATATATCGGTGACTGCCTTGAGAGCGGGAATCAGAAGTGGGATAAGAACTGACGTGACCAGCTGTATAAACTCTTTAATCGGGATAACTTTCAGGATTTCGCCTAGGACCTCGAGCAAGGGAGCGAGCGCGTCCAGCAGGGATGGCAAAACATCAAGCAGGGGTTCGAGTGCGTCCGTCACAAAAGACAACATGGCGTCGACCGGAATAGCGTCTAAGAGCTTCAACAGGACGGCGACAAAAGGCGGGATGAGTTTTGTGAGCAGCTCTCCGATTTCTTTTATCGGTAATGCCTGGACGAGCTGGGTGAAACCATCGACGAGAGGTTTAATCGCCGGCGCCAAAGCTGTTCCGATAGTGACCACGATGCCCTTGAACGATTGCTCCAGGTCCTCGATGGCGCTTTGCAGTTCCTCTCCGGACTTCATAGTGTCGGTGGACATGACTACCCCGGCATTTTGCGCGGAGACAGCCATTGCGTCCAGCCCCGCCGCTCCCTGGATAAACACGGGAATCATATCTGTTCCGGATTTGCCGAGCAGTTTGACAGCCTCATTCGCCCGGGCGGTCGGGTCCGTCATTGCCCCGATGGCCAGGCCGATAGCGCTAAACTGCTGCTCGGGCGTCATGGCTTTGAGATTGTCGATGTTCAGACCGAGTGCAGTAAAGTCGTCAATAAGGGATTGATCCCCGCCGGCAGCGCCTTCGATGGCCGTGGCCATTTTCTTAACTGATGTTTCAAACCCGTCAAGCGAAGAGCCGTTGGTTTCCAGCTCATATTTCAAGGTCGAAAGAGCCTCTGCAGAAAACCCGGTCTTGTCTGAAAGCAGGCTGAGAGATTCGGCGGTCGACGCGAAAGAAGTGACTGACGCGAGCCCGGCGCCGATAGCCGCCAGGCCCATGCCTCCGATAGCCTTGCCGATATCTCCAAGCGTGCCCTGCATGCCCTTCAGTTCGGCGGTCGCTTCGTCTTTTAACTTCAAGAGTATGTCGAGTTCGGCGTCAGCCATTCTCTTCTGCCTTTTCCTGCTTGACTTTATTCTCGGTTTTCATGAAAGCCCATATCTGTGAAACGACCGAGGCGGGGGTGTCTTTATACTCTTGGTAGGACCAACCCATCTTAAGCATGATCTGGTAACGCTTGTAGAGGCGGGCATCCGTTTGGGTGAATAAATATTTGGGGTCGTCTATGTCCGTGTCGAACCCTGACAGGCGGGCATAGAGCCCCATGTGGATGCCCTCTATGAGTTTGGGAATGTCTCCGCTTGTTTATCGAGGTGGTCTATCTCTGCCAGGATAAGATTGCGGTATTTCGATTTGAGCCCGGAGATATTTTCTTTATTAAGAGCGAGCCCCTCAAACGACCATCCCACAATCCAACGTTCCAGGAGAGCGAGCTTGGCCACGCCCATTTCGAGCTTGCCGTCCTTGCCGTCCGTGCTGGCCTGGTAGGAAATCATCTTGGAAAGGATATAGTCCTTGTCCTCTTGGGTGGCTTCGGTCTTGAGGTTGGCCCATTCGCCGTCGGGAAACGTAAGCTTTGAGAATTCACCGAGCGAGGTGTATTTACTCATTAGAACGTTCCGATCGTGAAGCCGTTATCTACCGTCATGGTGACGGTGAATTTCAAGGGGTCAGTTACCTTGGCGGGGAAGTCGATCTTGTTGACCCAGCAGTTGCCTGAAATCTTGGCGAACCCCGCGGTCGTGCCGGCGGGACCATAGATGAATGCGGAAACAGCCGGGGGTGAGGCAGTCGCATAACCGTTCAGTATTGCAGCGATATAGGAAAAGGCGGAAGTCGCGGCATCATCGAACAGGCACTTGAGGGTGATGCTTGCCTTCTCGAGCCCGGGCCAGCTCACATGGCCAACGGATCCGGCGGTAGTGATATCGCCAAGCTCGACTTCACCGGGCAGCCCGCCCACTTCCTCGACCCATGCCGAGATGTCATGGCCTGCGAATGAGAAACTAAGTTTCCGTCCGTGTGATTTTCCCGAAAGCGTCATTTAAAAACCTCCAAACCTTATTTATTGAAAATGGAGAACCATGGCGAATGTGCAGGTGCCGGTACCGCCGCCCTGAACCCACTTGGCCCGGACATATCTTTTGCAGGAAGCAGCCGTAACCCGCAGCGTGCCGATCGTGGTGAAGTTCCCGAAAGTTAAAAGCTCGGTATCGTCTCCAACGAAGTTATCTGAGCTATGCCTGATAGACAGCGTGTAGCCTGTGCCGCCCGTCTGCTCGAATACCTGGACGTAACCCACGGCACCGCTCGCATCTGCCGCCAGGTTATCGAGTGTAGAGCCCGTGGAAGAACCTGACTTCTGAGCTTTCCCCGCCAGCACCTTGCAGGGGTCGAAGGGGTAATTGTCAGTGTCCAGTGTGAGTTTCAGTTTGTTGATGTCTTTGACGACAGCAGGGGTTTCGATGTTCTTGACCATGCACTCGTTGATTGCATAGGCCGGGTCGCCCAGTGTCTGCCCATAAAGTATCATAGCAGCGATGCCCACAGTCTGCTGCACCTGTACTATCGCCGTACCGTAAGCCGCGTCATCAAGCAGTCCCTCGAAAGAGAGCATATCTTTGAATAATCCAGGCAGTCCCCTGTGCCCCACGCTCCCGAAAGTCGTATAATCGGCGATTTCGACTTCGCTTGTAGGGGTGCAGGAGTTGAGATCTCCCGAGATGTCCACTCCGTTCAGATAAACCGCTGCGTTGCGTCCTGCTCGTATCGTCATGTTCTGCTCCTAAGAGGTTACGATGATGTCCACGTTGAACCGGGCTCCGGTGTAATTCGTTCCATTGATTACGAGTTGCCCGTAGTTTGCCATCTTGCCGACCCGGAGAGAGTCGAAATCAGGATGGCTCCCGGCATCGTCCATTGTTTCGAGCGCCAGTTTAATAGAAAGATCGCCAGTATTTTCGATGTAGGGGTCAAGGTCGTCCTGCATTTGCTCGATAGATGCGGAAGTCTTGACACCCACGTCGATAACGAAGTGGTAAATCAGCGATGAGTTGCGCGAGGTGAGGTCGTATTCCGCCCCGTCCGTCACGGGAAGCGATATGATGGCAAAGGGGGCGTTTTCCTTGCTGGGCCAGCCCGAATATACGTTCAGTCCGGTAATGGCCCGTAATGCCCCTTGGAGGTCTTCGCGTATGCCTTTAAGACTCATTTGCCCCACGCTCCCTCGATGTCGCTTCCGAGTTCACTTAGAAACTCGGGGAATCTGCCTTTTGCGGCCTCAAGACCGAATTCGAACATGTGTGCGCCCTTCGTTCCATGCGCCGCGATCCCCCGCGCGACCATATAGGGGTCTATGCCATGCCGCTCCGCCCAAGGAGTGATAGCGGCGATAGGCGGCCAGTGCGGTTTCGTATCGTACTCGACGAACATGGCATAGTTTGAATTCGAGCCGATTCGGGCATATTGCGGAACGGAAGCACTATCTACTTCGGTATTGATGCCGGCGCGGAGAACTGCAGTATCGGCCGGTGTTCTTTGCTGGATTTGTCTTTGTGTTTCCAGAGAAGCCTTGTTGAAGAAAGTCCGGAGGGGTTGTCCGAGCAGCGCCTGGCCATCCACTTTCTTGAGCAGCTCGTCCATGCCCTCGATCGAGTAAGAGAGTTCCATGCTACATCGGATTCCTTACCAGACTTCCCGCGTCGAGCAACGCCTTGACTGCGGGGTCCAGTCCCTTGTAGATCTCGTATTCGCCGGTGGTCGAGTTGCCAACCTTGGAGGCAAAGGCCGATTTCCTGCGCTCCCACCAGATAGAGAGCTGCATCATCGCGGCGCCGACAACCGAATCGTGATACTGGTAGATATAGATCTCAGCCGCAACATGCGCCGCGGCGGTTGTTCCGTTGACTCCGCGCATGACCGTGGCAGTAAGGCCACTTGCCGAAGATACATACATCTGCTCGGACTCCATGCGGATCGTGTGCCCCGCCTGGACGCCGGCCGCGGATAGTGTCAATGTCGTACCCGTGGTCGTAGCGACTGTTCCCGTGGTGCCGCTGTCTATGTAGGGTGTTTGAGTAAGCCCCGTGCCGTAACCGAACACACCCACTATCTTCACGCCCGCCCGGATGCCTGATGCGAAGTTTGAATATTTAGCGTTGTTCGCCGTCTTGAGATAGGTCGTGGGGAGTTTGGTCAAGGGATATCGCTCGTAATCTGTCGCGGCCATGCTGACTGAATAGGCCTTGTTCCCGTAAACGTCGAGGCTCAAAGACGTGATGGCCAGGACGTCTTCTGCCAGGAACAGGACCGTGCTGGCCCCGTCAAAGTATTTCGTCGCCTCGAGGCAGTAAAAGAAGCGGTGAGTGTAGGCGTCTACGAAGCGCGAGGCGGCATTTGCCCACATCAGGAGCGAGCTGTCGTACTCCGTCGATGTGAGATTTAACGCTCCGGGCGCCTTGATGGTTCCGAGGTCAACGTAACTGTTCATGTCTCACCTTATTTCGGGACATCCGGGATAGTAGGCACGAATTTGGGCGGGATGGAAGGCGTCCAGCCATCGAAGGGACAATGCAGGCCGCGCTCGGTTTCCTCAAGCGGATATCCACAAGTCTGGCAGAGCGTTACCTGCTCAGGCTTTACATACTTCGCTTCGAGGTACTGGTTCAGCAGGTTTTCAAAAGCCATAAGAACCTACCTGATGTAAAGGTAAATCACACCTGTTTTCGCGTTGCCCGCGTTGGTGACGGCGATCGTGAGCTTGCCGACTATAATCGACATCGAAGCGGCTGCGACTCCTTGCGTAAGTGTGCTGGACCTGTCGATTAGTGCGCCCAAGGCGACATCAACCGAGTCGGGGTCATTGACCACGACGTCATACAGGTTGGTCGGGGCCGTTCCTGCTGTCCCGGGGACGGTTATCGCGCCGATGATTTGCCCGGAGTAATTATTAGTTGCCGTTCCGGATACCGCACCCGTAGTGTCGTCAGAGGTCCATGCCGCTTTGATTTTCTTGACTGAGCCATAAACTGTTTCCGTGAAAACCATTGCCGAACCTGCCATATTGTCACCTCGTAATAAAGACTTTATAATCGGATATTTTTTGAGAAATAAAGCCGGGGAAGAGTGACGTTTCTCCCCCGGCTTGCAGGGATTAAGTATGGATTGCCTTAGGCGCTCGTCAC